GTAACGGGGCGCAAGTCCCGTGCGGCGACCGAGGGCATGACCTTATGCGCCGCGCCATTTGCTTCCGAGCCTCCTGTAATTTTGCGATAGGCACTCCGCTTTCGGGCGGGGTGTCTTTTCTGTGCGCACACATTGTCTTTGTGTGACGGACACAAGGGGGGGAGGGTACCCCCGAAGAGGGGCTTCTGTACTTCACACCCGTCATTGCTCATATTTCTCGCGGAAAGGGGCGTATCATGCTGTACGGCAAAGATTACCTAAAGAAAAAACTCGCTGAAAAGTCGGCGATAGTGCGGATAAAACAGCGGTATTACGATATGAAAAACGCGGTCGCTGACGTCAGCGGCGTTATTCCGGAGCAGTTCAAATGGCTCTCGATCTCTCTCGGCTGGTGCGCCAAGGCGGTCGATACGCTGGCGGACAGGCTTGTTTTCGACAGCTTTCAGAACGACCTGTTTTTGATGAACAGCATTTGCGAGCTGAATAACCCCGATGTGCTTTTCGACAGCTCGATAAAGGGCGCGCTGATCTCGGGCTGCTCGTTCGTGTACATCGGCGTGCGCGACGGCTACCCCGCGCTTCAGACTATCGGCGGCGAAAGCGCTACCGGTATCATCGACCCTATCACATATATGCTGCGCGAGGGTTACGCCGTGCTCGAGCGCGATCAGTACGGCAAGCCTACCAAAGAAGCGTATTTCGAGCCGTACAAAACTTCATATTTCTACGGAGCAAAGGCAGGCGAGGTCTTTACTCACTCTTCGCCCTACCCTCTGCTGACACCTGTGATCTACCGCCCCGACCCCGTGCGGCCGTTCGGGCATTCGCGCATAACAAGGGCGTGCATGGAGCTTGTGCAGGAAGCCCTGCGCACTCTGCGCCGTTCGGAGATCTCGGCGGAGTTTTACAGCTTTCCTCAGAAGTACATTTTAGGTCTGTCGGACAGCGCGGAGCAGATGGACAAGTTGGACAAGTGGGGCGCAACGATGTCCTCGATGTTGGCGGTAACGCGCGACGACGACGGCAACAACCCCACCGTCGGGCAGTTTCAGCAGCAGAGCATGACGCCGTACTCCGAGCAGCTAAAGTCGATAGCGAGCCTTTTCGCAGGCGAAACGAGCTTGACCCTCGACGACTTAGGTTTTGTGACATCAAACCCCAGCAGCTATGACGCTATCCGCGCGAGCCACGAGAACCTGCGGCTTACGGCGCGTAAGGCTCAGCGGACGTTTGGCACGGGTTTCCTCAACGTCGTGTATCTGGCGGCGTGCGTGCGCGACAAGGCGGCGTATACGCGCTATGCGTTCGCAGGTCTTACCCCGCGCTGGCTGCCGATTTTCGAGCCCGACGCGGCGGCGCTTGCGGGCGTTGGCGACGCTATTTTGAAGATAAATCAAGCCGTCCCCGACTATCTCGGCGAAAAGAATATCCGCCGTCTGACGGGCATGGAGGGCGAAAATGGCTGACATCGGCGCAGAGCTGCTCGAGAAAATTCGGGCGTATTTCAAGAAAAAATGTCAGGGCGACGCGTACATACAATCGGTGCTCGGCAAGGTCGCGGCGGGCACGGCGCAGATGGAAGAGATCTCGCTTCTCTCGCAGTCGATAGGCTTTCGGGCTTCGCAGGCGATAAGCGAATACGTAAACGTCGCCGCGCTGCCCGACGGCAAGATGTACTACAACATCGCCGACACGATACTCTCGGGTGTGCTGAAAGACAACTACGAGATAATCAATTCCGCGGCGGCAGAGTGTCAGCAGGCGCTTGACCGCAAGATAGGCATAAACATCGAGCCGCAGCGTGCGCCATACCCCGCAGAGCGCGTGCAGGCGGTAGCGGGGGCAGCCTCCGCGCCCGACATCAGCGAAGAGAAGATGGTGCGCCGAATGACGTCGACGACCGAGAACATCACGCGAAGTTTTTACGATGATTACGTTGAAACTAACGTGAAATATCGCAGTGAAGCGGGGCTGGAATGCTTTATTATCCGCAGCGACCACGGCGGGTGCTGCAAATGGTGCGCGGCTCTCGCGGGCAAATACCGCTACCCAGAGGAAGTTTCGAAGGACGTTTACCGCCGCCACGACAACTGCACCTGCACCGTGACGTACATAAGCGGCAGGAAGGCGCAGGACGTGTGGAGCAAGACCTCGCGCGAGCTGCCCGCCGAAGAACGCGAGCGCATGAAGCAGATAGGTTTCAAGAAGCCGACCATTTCAGCCGAAGAGCGGGAGCAAATGTTGATCGCGGGCATGAAAAAGCCGCAAAGGCTTGACATTGCGGGGGAAAGTGGTATAATAGAAGATGAAATAAGAAAAGGCAATATAAAGCTTGACATAAATCACGAAAAGCAAGCTAAACACATAAAAGGCTGCCCGGAATATATTGATGGAAGAAGCTACTTGACAATTTCAGAAGACAAAGCGCAGAAAATAATAAATGAAAAAAGTGGAACTGGTTCACTTGTTTATGATAGAAAAGGTTTATGGAAAAACAAAGAATTGATTGACTGCGATGAGATCATAGGAGTTGACATAAATAAGAGTACTAGGGAAGAAACTTCGACTGACAAAGGAACAATTCACTATTCTAAATCAGGAACTCATTTAGTACCGAGAAAGGAGAAAAAACATGATTGATTTACAAAAATATTTGTTTAACAAAGTACTATTGATCGATATAGACGGCAAACAATGGAACGGTTATGTTTTCTCTTTTCATGATAAAGATGATAACGAAGATGAAGAAGATTCTATTACCCTAAAGGTGACCGATAGTGAAAAATTGATAGAATTCACAGAATCAGAAATAAAATCTATAAAAATAGCATAACCCTTGACCGCTCCTCGCACTCCGCGAAGGGCGGTTTTCATATATCCACATTCAGCACCTTGCTTCGGCAGGGTGCTTTTCTTATGCCTAAAAAAAGGAGGTAATCAGCTATTGAGAAGCGTATCGGCAGGCAGACCCCCACCGTATCAGTAGTGCTGCCGTATGAGCAAACGCTCGGCGGCGAGGCTGTCGCGATGTACAACAGGTCGGGGCGCACCGCGCAGGAGTGGCAGGAGCTTATGATGTACGACATCATGGCGGTGGACGGCGAAGGCTTGTGGCGGCACATGAAATTCGGCTGGTCTATTCCCCGCCGAAACGGCAAATCCGAACTGCTCATCATGCGCGCCATGTACGGCGTTACCCACGGCGAGCGTGTGCTGTACACCGCCCACCGCACCACCACCTCGCACTCGGCGTGGGAAAAGGCCACCAGCCTGCTCGCGAAGATGGGCTACCGCGAGAAAGAGGATTTCAAGACCGCGAAGCAGTTCGGTCTTGAGCGTATCGAGTGGCTGGGCGGCGAGGGGCTTATCAACTTCCGCACGCGTTCGTCAAAAGGCGGTCTAGGCGAGGGTTACGACCTGCTCATTATCGACGAGGCGCAGGAGTACACCACCGACCAAGAAACTGCGCTTAAATACGTCGTTACCGACAGCCGCAACCCGCAGACGCTTATGTGCGGCACGCCCCCGACGGTGGTATCAGCGGGCACGGTGTTCACCAAGTACCGCAAGACGACTGTCACGGGCGGCGGCAACGACGACGGCTGGGCGGAATGGAGCGTGCCTGCGCTCACCAACGCCCACGACCCCGAATTGTGGTACGCGACTAACCCCTCGCTCGGCACTATCCTCACCGAGCGCAAGATACGCTCCGAGCTGGGCGACCCGCAGGACGCCCAAGTGGACGACAACATACAGCGTTTGGGGCTTTGGCTGACGTATAATCAGAAATCAGCCATCAGCAAGGGCGAGTGGCAGGCGCTGTGCGTGACCGAAAAGCCGCAGCTCTCTCACGAGCTGTTTTTCGGCGTGAAGTACGCCAAAGCTACCGACAATGTATCGCTCGCCGTAGCCGCAAAGACCGCCGACGGCAAAGTGTTCGTCGAAGCGATAGACTGCCGACCCGTGCGCGAGGGCAACGACTGGATAATTGCGTACCTGCGCAACCCGCATATGCGCGAAACGGTCATAGACGGCGCGGGCGGACAATCTCTGCTCGCCGCCGACATGAAAAACGCAGGCATACGCCGCAAGCCGATACTGCCGAAAGTGGCGGAGGTCATAACCTCTGCGGCAAGCTTTGAGCGCGGTATTTTCGCGCAGACGATATGCCACGCCGAACAGCCGTCGCTGGAACAAGCGGCCGCCAACTGCGAGCACCGCGCTATCAGCTCGGGCGGCGGGTACGGTTACACGTCCATTTTAGATGGCGCAGACATATCACTGCTTGAAGCCGTCGCGCTGGCGCACTGGGCTTGCGTAAGCACGGTCAAAGAAAAGAAAATACAGAAGATAAGCTGGTAACGGCTTACATATATACCCGCCGCAAGCGGAGAAAGGAAATATCATGGCAGATTTTAAACCCATCGAAACGCAGGAAGCTTTTGACGCAGCGGTCGCCGACGTGAAAAAGCAGTACGAGGGCTGGCTCTCGCCCGAGGACTACAACGCTAAGACCTCCGACCTCGCGAAGCAGCTCGAAGCGAACAAGACCACCATCGCCGACCTTACGGCTAAGGCGAAAGCGTATGAGAGCGGCGCGCTGAAAATGCGCATCGCTCACGAGAACGGCATACCCTATGAGCTTGCGGGCAAGCTTTCGGGCGACACCGAGGAGGAGATCAAAAAGGACGCTGAAACGCTCGCAAAATTCGTGAAAAATCAGCAGCCCCAGCCCCTCGCAAATACGGAACACGGACACACGAACGGCAAGGACGCGGCATACAAGTCGCTTCTCGCAGACCTTAAAAAGTAAGTAAAGAAAGGAAGTAATAACTATGCCAGACATTCTCTCTAAGGGCGCAAAATTCGACCCGCAGCTCGTGACCGAGCTTTTCGACAAGGTAAAGGGCTTTTCATCGCTCTCGACCCTCTGCGCGCGCAGCCCTATCGCATTCAACGGACAAAAAGAGTTCATCTTCTCGATGGACGACGAAGTTGACCTCGTTGCCGAGGGCGGCAAAAAGACCCGCGGAAGCGTGGCTCTCGACCCTATCACGGTGCTGCCGCTAAAGGTAGAGTACGGCGCAAGAATGACAGATGAATTTCTCTACGCCTCTGAGGAAGCGCAGATAGAAATGCTCAAAAATTTTTCTGAGGGCTTCTCGAAAAAGGTCGCCCGCGGTCTTGACATCATGGCTTTCCACGGACTGAACCCGAGGACTAAGACGGCGGCGGCTATCATCGGCACGAACCACTTCGACAGCGGCGTTGCGGTCATCGCGCAGGACAGCAAAACGCCTAAGACCCCCGACGCGCTGATAGAAGAGGCTATCGCGGCGGTGCAGGGTCACGAGTACGATGTATCGGGCCTTACGATGGCTCCCGCTTTCCGCTCCGACCTCGCCAAGATGGTGGACGCCAGCGGAAGAAAGATATACCCCGAACTTGCGTGGGGCAGCACTCCCGCTCAGATGAACGGTATAAGCACGCTCACCAACACTACGGTGTCTTTCAATTCAAGCAAAGACCTTGCGATAGTCGGCGACTTCGCAACGGCTTTCAAGTGGGGCTATTCCAAGGAGATACCGCTCGAAGTTATCCAGTACGGCGACCCCGACAACAGCGGCCGCGACCTCAAAGGATACAACGAGGTGTACATCAGAGCCGAAGCTTACATCGGCTGGGGCATTCTCGACAAAAACGCTTTCGCCGTTATCCAGTCGGCGGCGACTGAGTAAGGAGGCATGGCAATGGCGGCAGTGTATGCGGCTATCGACGACGTTATACGGCTCGGGCGCAAGCTCACGGCTGAGGAACAGGAACTTGCGGAGGCACTGCTGCCCGTTGCTTCCGCAAAGCTGAGCCTTATCGCAAAGAAGCACGGCAAGAGCATAGCGCTCATGTCGGCGGCAGACCCCGAGTTCGCGCTTGCGGTCAAAGAGACCATCGCGAGGGCAGTTATCCGCGCGGTAAATGCGGCGGCTGACAGTTCGCCCGCGGCGACGCAGGCTTCGCAGGCAGCTATGGGGTACAGCATATCTATGTCGTATCTTAACGCGGGTCAGCAGCTTTACTATCTGCGCAACGAGCTTAAAGACCTCGGGCTGATACGGCAGCGCTGGGGCGCGCTGGAGGTGTACGGCAATGATAACAGCAATTAAAGGCATACCCGTTGAACTTGTGGTGCGCGAGCAGACAGGCGCTGACGCGCTCAACCGCCCGATATACACGGAGCGCGTTGAGGTCGTCGAAAACGTGCTTGTGGGCGCGCCGAGCAGCGAGGACGTTACAGCCGCGCTCAACCTCAGCGGCAAGCGGATAGCGTACACGCTGGCGATACCAAAGGGCGACGAGCACGTTTGGACTGACACAGAGGTGCGCTTCTGGGGCGGGCGATACCGCACCGTAGGCGAGCCGACGCAGGGCATAGACGCGCTTATCCCGCTCTCATGGAACAAAAAAGTGCGGGTGGAAAGATATGCCGACGAAAATAGTACTGAACCATAAGGCTGTGGGCGACTACCTCATGGGCGACAGCGTGGCGGCACTGACTGAGGAGTACGCCGAACGCATACGCGCGAAGCTGCCGAAGCAGGGCTACCGCGTGAAGAATTACGCGTGGACTAAGCGCTACCGTATACGCCGCCGTGTATCGTCGGTCGCGGCAACACAAAAGCGCGCTATTCAGCAAAACCAGAAGAACAACACGATACTGAAAGCGGTCGGGGAGGTAAAGGAATGATAGAGGTCACGCTTATAGACTATATATCACGCGGGCTGAACGTGCCGTGTTTTGCCGAGGAGCCCGCCAAGCCGCCCGCCGTCTACTGCATTATTGAGCGCACGGGCACATCGGAGCGTAACTGCATAACGTCCGCAACGGTAGCAATACAAAGCTACGGCGGCACGCTATTAGAGACTATGGAGCTTAACGAACGCCTGCTAAAAATCATGCGGCGTATGCCCGAACGCGGCGACATAAGCCGCTGCGCGCTCGTAAGCAGTTATCCATTCAATGATACAACTACAAAACGTTACCGTTTTCAGGCGGTGTACGAAATAACATATTTTGAGGAGTGATCTTTAATGTCGAACAACAAAAACAATGTTACTACGGGCAAACCGAAGGTAGGCGGCGCAGTTTTCCGCGCACCGATCTCAACGCCCCTGCCGACCGACGCCACCACCGAGCTGAACGCGGCTTTCAAGTGCCTCGGCTATATCAGCGAGGACGGCTTGACCAACGACGGCAGCCGCACCACCCAGTCTATCAAGGCATGGGGCGGCGATGTGGTGCACGTTTCCACCACCGACAAAAAGGACGATTTCACGATGACCTTCATCGAATCGCTCAGCGTAGAGGTGCTCAAACTCGTTCACGGCGACAGCAACGTTACCGGCTCGCTGGAGGACGGCATGACGGTAGCGGCAGGCTCGGGCGACCTCGAGGACTACGCATACGTTATCGAGATGATAATGACGGGCGGCGTGCTCAAACGCGTTGTGCTGCCCTCTGCGAGCGTTTCCAACGTTGCCGAGGTGCAGTATGACGACAGCGACGCGGTGGGCTACGGCGTAACGCTGACCGCTATGGCAGACAGCGCGGGCAACACCCATTACGAGTATTTCAAGAAACCCGCGACAGAGTAAGGAGGGAACGGCATGGCTAAGATGATAGAGGGCAAGACCGAGCACGGTTTTGCGTTTAAGTACGAGGCTGAAAAGCTTAACGATTGGGAGCTGCTCGAAGACCTTGTGGCGGTAGACGGCGGCGACGGTTCGCGGCTCGTGAGCGTGCTTCACCGCCTGCTCGATGATACGCAGGCAGCGGCGCTGAAAGACTTCTGCCGCGATGAAGACGGCAGAGTGCCGCGCGATGTGATGGTGCGCGAGATCTATTCCATTATCCGCGGCGGCGAAAAGGACAGCGACGGAAAAAACTGATACTGCTCGCCCGCATGGTGAGCACGTGCGAGGGCGAGTTGATATGCGACTTCGCGGAAACGTATCACATATACGATCACCGCGCCATGCCGCTGAGTACGGCGGCTGCGCTTGCGGGCGGGCTGCGCTCAAACTCCCGCGCACGCATGGCTTTGGCGGGGGAAAAACATACGCTCAGCGAAATGCTGGGCGTTTTGATTTTTGACAAACTTTCACTGCTTGTGTGGCTGGGCAGCAATGACGGCGCGCGCGGAAAGAACCGCCCCGAATCGCTGGCAGCTAAGCTTTTCGGATCGCCGAACGAGCCGCAGACCGAGGGCTTCAACGACCCGATGGCGTATGAAAAAGCGCGGCAGAAAATACTTGACGGAGGTGATTAAATGGCAGACAGCAATAGCAAAGGCATTGAGCTGGCGAAGGCGTATGTGCAGATAGTGCCCTCGATGGAGGGTCTGCAGGGGCAGCTTGCAAAGCTTTTTCCCGACGGCGTGGGCGATGAGCAGGGCAGCAAGATGGGCAAAAATCTCGGAAAAAGCCTGCTTGCGGCGTTCGGTGCGTACAAGGTCGCCGACAAGCTGGGCGACGTTATAAAGAGCGCGTTCGCTGAGGGCGCGGCTCTCGAGCAGTCGATCGGCGGCATAGAAACGCTGTTTAAGAACAGCGCGGGCAAGGTCGAGCAGTACGCGAGCGACGCTTTCAAAACGGCGGGCGTTTCGGCGAACGAGTACATGGAAAACGTCACGAGCTTTTCGGCTTCGCTCATTTCCTCTCTCGGCGGCGACACCGCAAAGGCTGCCGAAGCGGCGCACACGGCTATGGTCGACATGAGCGATAATGCCAACAAGATGGGCACGAACATTGCCGACATACAAAACGCCTATCAGGGTTTTGCGAAACAAAACTACACCATGCTCGACAACCTCAAACTGGGTTACGGCGGCACCAAGACCGAGATGGAACGCCTGCTCGCTGACGCGGAGAAGATAAGCGGCATAAAGTACAACATCGACAACCTCGCCGACGTGTACGCCGCTGTGCACGTCATTCAGGGCGAGCTTGACATCACCGGCACGACCGCGAAAGAAGCCGCCACGACGTTCAGCGGCTCGTTCGGCAGTATGAAAGCCGCGGCGGCGAACCTGCTCGGCACGCTCACGAACGGCGGCGACACGGCTAAGGCTCTTGACGACCTCGAGGAGAGCGCGGGCAACTTTGCGGATAACTTCATTCGCATGGGCAAACAGGGCGTACAGCAGTTAGACAAGCTAGGCGACGCGCTGGAGGACGGGATAGCTAAGAAGCTGGGCGTGAGCAAGGCGGAGCTCGAGGGCGTGAAGACAGTGCTCGCGGCGATAATAACGCAGATAGCGGCGGCGCAGATACTCGGCAAGCTCGAAGGCGTTACACTCTCGCTCGAAACGCTGCGTGCGGCGGCTCTAAAGGCGGGAACGTCCCTCAAAAGCAGCATGACGGGCGGCAGTATAGCGATAGCTGCGGCAGCGGCTGGCGGACAAATGCTTGCAAGCATCATTGACGGCATTACGGAAGAAATCGACGAAGCGCACGACCCCCTCACCGACCTCAGCGCGGACACGCAGGGGCTTGTGAGCGCGGCGCATGAAGCGGCTAAGGCGATAGCCGAAACGTCGCAGAAATTTGACGAGAGCATGAACAGCGCCGACGAAAGCAGCGCGGCGTATGGGGGCATGGTGGACAGGCTCGAGGAGCTGAACGCGCAGACCTCGCTCACCTCGACCGAGCAAGCCGAGATGGAAAGCATAGTGCAGTCGCTCAACGAAGGAATGCCCGAACTGGGGCTTGCGATAGACAGCACTACGGGGCGTTTGAACAAAAACCGCGCGGCTATCGAAGCGGTGGTCGCAAGCTATAACAGGCAGGCTAAGGCGCAGGCGGCGCAGGAAAGCCTTGTAGAGCTGTACAAGGAGCAGGCTAAGGCAGAAGAAGCGCTGAAAAATGCGACCGACGAGCGCACCGCCGCACTTGCCGCAGGCACTGATATGCAGACCGACTACGGCGCGGCTGTCAACACGGCATACGTCACGGCTTCGGAAGCCATGCGCAACGTAAACGAGCAGATAGACGCGGCGAACACAGCGATAGCCGAGCTTTCGGAGCAGGAGAAAAAGTCGGCAGACTCGGCGCTTGCGAATATGTCGGAAATACAGCTTGCCGCTCAGCGCACCCACAGCGTCATATACACCGTCGGCGAGGACAGCTACAAAGTCAGCGCCGACGCCGCCGACAGTATCGCCGAGCTTTCCCATCAGTACACCTCGATGCTCGGCCAAACGGCGGACAGCATTTACAACTCTATGGATTTGTTCTCAAAGCCTGCCGAACTGGCTGAGGTGTCTGCCGAAGACCTCGTTTCGGCGATGGATAGCAACTACGAGCGCATTTCCAATTGGTCTGACGGACTGGCGGAGCTTATCGACCGCGGCGTTTCTGACGGTCTTATCGACAAACTGCGCGAAGCAGGGCCCAGCTCGGCGGCTGAGATAAAGGCTATGACCTCGATGTCTGACACCGAATTGCAGGACTATTCCGACAAATTCGACGCGGCATACTCAAAGGCATACAAAGCCGCCGAAAAGTCGCTCGGCAATATGCGCGACGAATCTTCGCGGCAGATACAGAACATCATCTCGGACGTTGCGGGCAAGTCGCCAAGCTTGCAGGAGGCTTACGACATTCTCGGCGGGTACGCGGCTACGGGTTTTGCAAACGGCTTGACCCGCCCCGAAAAGCTCGCCGACATCGACCGCGCTGCACAGCAGATGGTAGACGCGGCGTATGAGTCCGTCAAGGCGGCGGCAGGCATACACTCGCCCTCGCGGCTGTTCGCAGACCTCGGCGGATATATCCCGCAGGGCATGGCTCGGGGCATTTCGGGCGGCATGGCTGAGGTCTCGGCTGCTGCTGCGGACATGGTATCTGCGGCGGCGGGCGAGGTGCATTTGCCCGACTATACATCGGCAGACAGCACTCATAACGTCGTCAGAGCCGCCGCTAAGCGCGACGAACGAACGGCAGGCAGGCTGACCGCCAACACCGCCGAACACGCTCAGAACGCCGCAGAGAACGGCAAACAGGCGGTCTTTAACCTCATCATAGACAGCGATACAGTAGCAAGCGTGATAGCGCCCGCGCTTGACATCATCAACGGCGCGAACCTAAATCTAACAGCGAGAGGAGTGGCAAGATGATATGATAAGACAGATGATTTTCAACGGCGTTTCTACGGGCGACCTGCGCGGCGTAACGGTCGCAAAGGGCAGTTGGGGCACGCCCAAGCCCCGCGTGGTGCGCGAGAGCGTGCCTTACCGCAGCGGCAGCACCGACTTGTCAGCAGTCGGCGGCAAAGTCTATTATGATGACCGCGACCCGCAGTACGTTTTTAACGTTATCGGCGAGGACGCGGAGGACACCGCCGACCTTGTTTCGGACGTGACAAACTGGCTCTACTCTGATGGCGACGGCGTTCTTAAAGACGAACACCTTCACGGCTGGAAGCTGACGAACTGCCGTTGCACCGACATCAGCTACGAGTACATAGACCAAGCACGGCGCGTGGTGCAGCTTACTGCGGCGTTTGCCGCCGACCCGTACATGATAAGCGAGGGCGCAGCGTTCGACATCGCGACGTTTACTGGCAACAGACTTATGCTTCTGAACGTCGGCGACTTCGGTGCGACGTACTACGACATGGGCTCGCCCGCCAACTATGCGAGTTACGCTGACATTTCCATCTCAGACGATGGGCTGAGCGTGACCGTTACACTGCCATTCGGCGGGAATGTAACGCAGTACGCTACCCCCACGATGGGCGGCATAGTTACGGCGGCGAGCGGCGGCAGATACTCCACTGTATTCGGACAGGACGACGACTATATCTATTTGCAGGCTGTGTACCCGAACGGCACCGCGAGCACTTATGGCGTTACGCTCACTCTCAGCAAGGCGGTAGGCGCAAGCGCTCTGAGCGCGGTCAAAGTGCCGTATCACGTCGGCGCGGGCACGGAGTTCAAGACGGCTTCGCTAGACGCGTACAGTTTGGTTTGCGACGGCGCGCCCGTGCTGTACGTCAACGGCGCGGCAGTCGATACCGAGCATTTCGCGGTCAAGAACGGCAATAACAGGCTCAGCGTTACGCACAACACCATGCCCGCCACGCTGAGATATTCGACGATAAGGGAGCGGCTGTAATGAACTATCGCGTAACACTGACCAACGACAAGCAGTCGGAGATACTGCACAGCTACCGCCCGTCAGACCCGAAGATCTCGCAGGCCAAGATCACAGAAGCCGTCAACGAGATACCGTCGTTTTCGTTCCGCATTTTGCCCGACAACCCCGCGTACAACGCCGTTGAGGCGGGGGTCAGCACGGTGGCAGTAACAGACCTTGACCGCGACGCAACACTCTTTGAGGGGCGCTGTCTGAGCGTTTCGGACGGCATGAGCACGGCGGGGCTGTTTGCGAAAACGGCGGTATTTGAGGGCGAGCTCGGCTACCTCTGCGACAGCGTACAGCCCGAAGGCGAGGTGTCGCAGGGCACGATAAACCGCAGCACGCTGATAGACTTTATCACGGCGCACAACGAGCAGAGCGAGCACCGTTTCGCGCTCGGAAACGTTGAAATGGCGGGTTTTCCCGAGGGCAGTTCGTATGACTGGGGCGTGACGTTCGACGTGCTTCGCGCGCTCTTCGTGGACACACTCGGCGGCGAGATACGCCTGCGAAAAGTCGGCGACACGCGCTGTCTTGACTACGCGAAGGAATTTGCGATCGAAAAGGATATGCCGATATACTGCGGCGGGAATATGCGCGAGATCACCTGCGCGGCGGACGTTAGCGGGCTGATAACGCGGCTGTACCCGCTGGGCGCGGTAAGGCAGTCAACGGGCACGCGGCTGACGATAATCCCGAGCGGCATGGCGGGCGGCAAGAGTTACATCGAGCGCGCCGACCTTGCGGCCAAGTACGGCGTGCGGAGCGGCGTTGCGATATATGACGTACACGGCGACGGCGACACCCTCGTGCGCGGGAGCACAACGCTTTATCGGCGCGGCAGGAACACGCTGAACGCCATCGCGTTAGGTCAGCGGCAGTACAAGGTCAGCGCGCTGGACGTATCGGCGGGGTACGAACTTTACGGCGTGCACCAAGTCAAAAACGACATCATGGGCATAGACGAACGGCTGCGGATAATCGGCAGGACGATAGACCTAGACCGTCCGCAAAACAGCACGCTGACGTTCGGCAGCAAGGCGGCGACCCTCTCGGACGCGGTCGCGAAATACAAAGGAGTGATGAGATGATAACAGTATCAACGGTAGTGGAGCTAGACCTAAGCTGCACCGCCCCCAGAGCGCGTATCAACGCCAAGCAGGGCGACGGCGGCACGCGGCAGATAGTCGCGCGGTTCACGAATGGCAGCGGCGTAATATCCGACCTCAGCACGGTAACGTCTGCCGAGCTTAAAATCCTGCGCCCCGATGGTGTGACGGTAAAGGCAGCTGCGGCGTTGTCTGACGGTGCTGCGACGGCTACGCTGACAACTGAAATGCTTGCAGTGGCAGGGCGCGCGTTTGGTGACGTGGTGCTAAACGGGGACAGCGGCAGTATTTCCGCGGCGCGGTTCGACATCAACATAATGGCGGCGGCAGACAGCGGCATAGCTCCCGAACCCACCCCCGAGCCGCAGGACAGCGGTAAGCCCGCCCTAGCCTCGGCGGTGGCGGAGGGGGTCGTGGGTACAGTAGGCGCGGCTGAGATGGTCTACGGTATGGACATTGACCTCATGGGCGCGAGCTGGGAGCAGGGCAGTATATATGATAACGGCAATAATTTTAACAGCACCGCACGAATACGAACGCCCGATTATATTGACCTCTCAAACGCCTCCGATATTTTTTATTCGGGCTTCACTGTGGTAGCGGAAGCCGATAAAAAGCTTCTATACACGTTTATTTTCTACGATTCGGAAAAAAAGCTATTGACAACATCGACCAATAAAGACTGGCTCGACATCGGCGCACTGACAATGTGCGGCACAGCATCTGCACCGTCATATGTGCGCGTAGCACTGCGCTATGCAGACAACAGCGATATGACCCCCGACGTGCTGACGTCGGCGCGGCTGAAAATATTAGCGTGAAAGGAGAATTACAATGGCAATAGAAACTACATATTTCACGGGCACGACCGCGGCAGCGAACTACGCCGAGGTGTCTGCGTGGCTAACTGTTAATGCGGTTGACTATTTTGATACAATTGATGTTCCATCGGGCGGGCAGGAAGTAAACTGTAAAGTCGGCGATGTAACAGCGTTAAAGCTTGATTGGAGCGCTGAATTTGCCACACAAAGAGCATTTAAAATCACCGCAAAAAATGGTGTTGTTATTGATAATGGTTATTTTTTTAATTTTGATAGATGTGTATGGCGGCGCGGGGTGAAAACCAGTAATGGAATCATGCTTTGCAATGGTAGCACCGATAGTTTCCAAACATCGTTATTGGTCTCTAGAAACAGTGAGGGCGGTATCATATTTGCGTTGGTATCTCCTGACAATACGAACGTAAACGGTAGTGCGAACAGGGGAAGAATTATAGATTTTGAAAACTCATTGAATGTGATTACTACACACGATGGGGGTGGTAGTTCCGCAGCTGGACGGCATGCTGGGATGGGCATTATCTCAGCAGGGAGAACGGCATTAGTACCGATCGTTTCGGACGTTGAAACGTATTGCGACAAAATCATGATAACGCCGTTTTCGCAGTACAACAATATGTGTTGGGGCGTTATCGACGTATCCGGCACGAAATACGTTTACAACGGCGTTTTCGCCCTCAAAGAATAGGAGGAATAATATGACAAACATAAAAGCGGCGGTGCTTGCCGCTGTCGGAACACTCGGCGGAGCGGTCGCGGCGCTGTTCGGCGGCTGGACAAGCGCTATGACGACACTTATCATCTTCATCGCGATCGACTACCTCACGGGGCTGATCGTGGCGGGCGTTTTCAAGCGCTCGGGCAAGTCGGAGAGCGGGGCGCTCGAGAGCCGCGCAGGGTTCAAGGGGCTGTGCCGCAAGGGCATGATACTGCTGGTACTGCTGGTCGCGTGCCGCCTTGACCTCACGCTCGGCACGGCGTACATCAAGGACGCGGTGTGCGTGGCGTTCATCGCCAACGAAACACTGTCAATCATCGAAAATGCGGGGCTGATGGGCGTGCCTATCCCCGCCGTGATAACTAAGGCTATCGACGTTTTAAAGGAGGATAACAACGATGAAAAAAGGCATTGACATATCATACTGCCAAGGCTTGCCCGACTTCGCGAAAGTGCGCAGCGCAGTCGATTTTGTGATAATGCAGATAGGCTACGGGTGGTACGCGGAGCAGATAGACAAGACTTTCGCGCGCAATTACAGCGAGTGCAAGAAGCACGGCATACCCTGCGGCGGGTACTGGTTCAGCTATGCGACCACCGCCGACGAGGCACGGCAGGAAGCTAAGTGCTGTATCGCCGCCATCAAGGGCAAGCAGTTCGAGTACCCGATATATTTCGACGTCGAGGGCAAGTCGCTTGTCGGCAAGACGGGCGTGTCCGCGATGTGCAAGGCGTTCTGCGAGGAGCTTGAAAAGGTGGGATATTTCGCGGGTATTTACATGAGCCGCAGCCCTGCGCAGACCATGCTGACGGCGGACGTTGCCAAGCGTTACGCGCTCTGGCTCGCGGAGTACGGCGGCAAACTCAACTGGTCGGGCGACGTCGGAATGTGGCAGTACACGGACGGCGGCGCGGTTGCGGGCATCGGCTCGGCGGTGGACTGCAACTACTGCTATGTGGACTATCCCGCGAAGATAAAGGCGGCGGGGCTGAACGGCTTCACCGCTCCGAAAGCCTTGAAAACGCTGGACACTGAGGGCTTCAAGCGCGGCGACAAAGGCGTGGGCGTGTATGCGTACAAACAGCTCCTGCGGCTCGCTTGCGCGGCGCTCGGCGTGGCTGAAACCCTTGCGGACGACGGCGGCTTCGGCGGTGGCACGGAAGCGGCTACTAATGCGGTGCTCGGGAAGCTGGGGTACAAGCAGAACGGGGTCGCGGGTAAAAAGCTGATGAAGAAGTTGGCGGGGAAGGTGAAGTGAGATGTACGAACATAAGCAGCGTTACGAAAATTTACAGCACGGATTTTTCACAGGCACGGGCAGGTACGGCATACCCGTGCTGAACGGCACATCGCGAACCGAATTTCCCGAGCTTGTGAGCTTCAATTATGCACGGACTGCGAGCGGGAAAGAGGAAAAGGGCGTGCACTTCTTCATAGATGATTACCAGTTCGCGCGCGTGTGGAACCACCCGACGGACTATCTCGCGCTTCTGAGCAAGTACAAGGTAGTGTTCGCGCCCGATTTCTCGCTTTACGCGGACATACCCGAAGCCATGCAGATATACAACCATTACCGCAAGCACTGGTGTGCGGCATACTGGGAGATGAACGGCATAGAAGTAGTGCCCACGATATGCTGGAGCGGCGAGAAGAGTTTCGAGTGGTGTTTCGACGGCGAACCCATCGGCGGCACTGTAGCTGTATCATCGGTAGGTACTCAGCGCAGCAGGGAAGCGAAAGCAGCGTTCCTGCACGGTTACAACGAGATGATGAAGCGTTTGAAGCCCTCAGCGGTAGTGTTTTACGGCAGCGTGCCGAATGAGTGCGGGGGCAACATTATACATATAGACGCTTTTCAGGAAAAGTTCAGAAAGGAGCGAAAGTAATGGGTGGAAGAGGAAGTTCGAGCGGGATAGCACTGAGCCCCGCACAAGAGAGAAAGCTTGAAGATACAGCACAGTTCAACGACGCTAAGCGCTATGGATGGGCGAGGGGTGCAAGGTACGTTGAATACACAGACTCAAATGGCAAAGTGAAAAAGGCTGAAACCGGCAGAGGCAGCGGCGGAACGTACAGAACGAGCTACAACGAAGATGTTGCGAACTATGCTAAGATGTCTACGAAAACGCTTAATGCAGAGCTGTCAAAGCAGCGTGCGGCCGCTAATGATAATTACCAGAGGTTCGCATATGGAGCGGCCAGCAGAATCGCTTCAAATGTTACAAAGTTTTCAGAAGCCGGTACTAAAGCAAAAATGATAGAGCAGGTTTTAAGACGAAGAAGAAAGAAGTGATATATTGGGCGGACGCGGTTCATCGAGCGGGATAAGCGATAAGGGCAAGGCATATGGGACTGAGTACAGCACGCTGTACTCAGTCGGGCAATATTAAGTTTGTTAAAATCAACAATGGTTCTGCTACACCTCCAATGGAAACTATGACGGAGGGGAGAATTTATGTTAATGTAAGTGGAAATAATAATCTAAAGTCAATAACTTACTATGATAAAAACAACAAGAGATTTAAACAAATTGATTTAGACCATGCGCATAAAATAAATGAAAAACTTGAACAGCCACATAAGCATAAAGGTTACTTGCACAATGAAAAAGGTGATTATTCAGTATCACCAAAAGAACAGAAAATGGTTGACAGAGTAATAAAAACATGGTATAATAAAATTAACAAGTAGAAGTGTTGTGAGGAACACGCATAGCAATATGAATGTCCGGTGCAAATCCGGACGCTTGTTAAACGGACAGCCGACAGGGTGCTTGGGGTGCTCTGTCGGCTGTTTTTGTTTCTGAAACCATGCACGATTTGTACACGATAAAACCAATTTGTAAAATTATGTATGCAAAGCTGCACACGGCAAAAAGCGCGGAAACCGTTGGTTTTGCTGGGTTTTATGCGTGATAGAAAAGCGGTCGAAATGGGGAGAATTGGGCTATTTTTACTCCCTCCTTCTCCGCCAACCCTAAAAAACCCACTGTAAATGCAGTGGGTTTTATTTTTGTACACGAATTTTACACGATTTACTCTATGTTGTCGAGCACCCTCACGGCACGCTCTTCTTCTCGCGGATAAAGGTGCGAATAGGTGTTCCACGTCATTGAGATGTTCGAGTGCCCCAGCCGCCGCGCGATCTCTTGTATGTTTATC